GTTTAATTTTAAGCTATCTGGCGTTAACCCACCACCCCCGCCTACCGGGTTCCATCCCCACTGAATATCTCTGCTTTGCTCATAAGATGTATCAGGGCGAGGATTTCTAACAGCCTGTGGATCATTAACTGGGTACATCCCAAGCCTTAATTGGGGCTGGTCTGGCTCCCAACATTCTGGGCATACCAGTATATTCACCTGCTTCGTTTTAATCGTTAGCTTCTTTAACTGCTTTAGCTTATATCTCTGCCCGCACCGGTCACACTCGGCGATTGCAAACTTACCAGAGGCGAATTGATTAGGCATGCTTTACCTCAATAAAACATCGCCCGTGGGACGAATCTAATTGGTGCCTTTTCTCGATCCTCATCTTGCGCCATCTGTAGCTGTTGCTCATAATCCATCTTTAACTCAGCCCTGCGGCCGGGATCAACCGTGGCAAGCTTCATGGAAAGATAATAAGCCAGCCCAGCAACCATACATGTCAAGAAACGGAATGGGATATCCTGAGTGGACGTACCGCCACCAGAGTCTTGAATCCTGCGTAGGCGCCAGTAAACGAATGTGTAGCTCTGAGAGCTGTCTGGGGTTGGCCAGATAGTGATCTTTGGGTTATCCCTTAAGCGCTGAATCCAGACCTGTATGGGCCTTCCTGTGGCGTTCTTGTTCGGGATTGTGACGTAGGTTGGCTCTGCTATCCGACTAATATTAATGTCAGTCTGGTTTTGGCCAGACCCTGTGCGAACCACCATATCGAGCAAATCAATTGTATCGGCAGGCAAGTCATATGTCGCCTGACCCGGAACTAGAACAACCGAGCCTTGCTCGATAGTCCAAAGATTGATTCCTCTATTAGCCCATTCAATCGTTAACAAGTTTAAACTGCGACGGGCTGTACGAAGGTCATACCCAGAACGAAGCTCCGAGCCACATCTTTCGAAGGCTTCTTCTACAAGCTCCGATAAGTCGAGATTAAAGCTTGCTGTACCTGATGTGGTCATTTTTTAGCTCTCATATTATCGATGAGATTTGGGTAAGGCCTTCCTGCCGATTTGGCACGAGCCTTAGATCTAGCTTTTTCTTTCGCTGTTAGCGGCTTTGATTCTTTCTTTGGACTTGGCTTATCCCAAACAGCACCACCTTTAGCATACATATCGAATAAGCAGCCGTCCTTACGCTTTCCCTTTTTGGGAAGCTTAGACTTGGATACAGCGCCCATTCCTCTGCTTGGCATCATCAGATCATACGTCCTTTGGTTTTGCCTCGTTGAGCGCAGCCATCAGCCCGCTTTGAAACAGAACCGCCCTTGGCATATTTCTTGCCTTTGACAGCCTCTTCCATCTTCTTCTGGCGCTTCTCTTGCTCCATATCACGCATCTTTTCTTCCATCATGCGGAGAGCTTCTGGAGAGATCTTATCGAGCTCTGCGTCCGTCTGAGGAGCTGGCATACGCTTGGTCAACGGAATTTCGGTTTTGCTACCGTCTTGATATCGTTTCATTACATCACCTTGCACTTGGTTTTGCCTTTCATGGCCACACCATCAGCCCGTTTTGAAACCGAGCCACCAGCAGCCATCTTGACCATCTTGCCTTTGGTCTTGCCTTTCGTTTCAACGCCGCCGCCACGAGCCATCTTAGCTTCGGCTTTCTCATGTTTAATCATGGACTTCGGAGCGCCTTTCTTCTTCATGAAATCCAGCTCTTTTTTAACCATTGCTTTTGACTCTTTCATATCGCCACCTTGTTTAAATTTTTTACCCTTACTCTTTTCAGAATACTCTTTTGCCACATTAATTGGAACACCGACCTTCTTTGCAAACTCAGGATTGTGAGCCGCCGCATCCATAAACCGTTTTTGTTTAGCGCTAGTTGCTGGCATGTTTATTCTCCATCAGCCTATCGAGTTTCTCATCAAGCCTTTCAAGCCTGTCTAAAACCCGATTAATATCTGCGTGAACCTCAGCTTTGGTGACATATTCTTTCGCCATTTCTTCCCGGGTTCTGTTCACTAGAATACTAACCCGCTGTGCTTCAGTCTTAATGGCATCAATCTCTTTGTTACGAGATGTTAGCCACCAGCTCATAATCGCTATGCCAACCGTTAACGCAGCACTCCAAACCATTTCAATATTCATCTCAGCACTTCCATCTCTTCAAACTTGCTGCTTTGCGAGTTGGGCGTCCTTTTTCGTCTTTCATCGGCCCGGGCATGCCTGACATGCGAGCACAAAATGACTTCCGACGAGCGGCATCTTTCTTTGTTTTTGGATTTGGAGCAGGGGCTTTTAAATTAGATCCTGTCTCTCGATTATATTTAGCCCGACCTTTAGCCGTTAAACCAGCACCCTTGGATACTGGTAGCTTTTCACCACGACCAACTGCAAGAGAGGTTCCTTTCTTGGCCATTACAGCTGAATCCTAGTGGGGGCGGTTCCTGTCTCTTGAAGAAGGTAATTCTCAAAACCGTCTTCTAGTAACAGGAAGCCTTCGATAATAGGAGGAACCGGAGGAGCGCCAGAGAATGTATTGGTCACTCCTAAGCCGCCAACACCTTCTCCGGTCTGTACGCCCGCAGAGACATCAGCAACAGTCCTAGCACCACCGCCGGTCGTGGTATTTGTCTGGTCAACGACAGTACCCCAGCCAACGTATGCCATGTTATTCTCCCGGCATACCAGCCTGAACAACCGTCAGCTTTGCAGTGCCAGTGTCGTAGTTTTGAACCCTGATCGCTGTTACAGGGAAAGCATAGTTTCCATCTGTGTTCGCTGCGACATTTGCCAAGACAGGATGATCAAACCAAACCGGCGTGACCGTTGCATCAAAAACATTGTCGAATGTGTGCTGAACAACAGCATCAATGTCGCCTGAAGCGACGGTAACTGCCATGCCCACATTGAATGGATTTCGGTATGTGTCCATCGGGATAACGCTTGAATTTCCCGCTCCGGCTACCGATACAGTAACTGATCTCATAACAATTCCCTTTATTAGCTCGGAGTGATGGCGTTAGCACCAACAGCGTCATACCAGACCGCCACGTTCGCTGATCCGTTCGCCACATAGATCTTCAATGCGTCTGTGTTCCAGACCATCTTTCCAGCCTCTTTGCCTGTGGTGTTAATTGCATCCGCAGCATTACTCAAAGCAGCATTTGCATAGCTTTGAAGAACCAGAGAGGTTGTGTTGATCTTGCCGCCTGTAACAGTCACATTGCTCGAGGTGAGGTTTGTAACTGTGGCTGTAGTGACCGTGCTGGTTGTGGCGTTCGCAATAGTGAAGACTGCGTTACCGCTTGCAATGTTGACACTGTTTAGCGTAGCCGCATTGATGGTGCCGCCGGTAACATTAACGTTACTTGCGTCCTGAGTGGACATTGTGCCTAAGCCAAGAGCAGCATTAACCGCTGTGGCTATTACCGTAACGTTTGCTTGCTTCGTTGCGCCGCCCTGAACAACTGGAGATACATCGGCATTCGCAAGGCTGGTCGCTACTGGCAGCTCAGATATTTTGATCGTTGCCATATTACCGCCTTATGAGGTTAACTTACCAAGCCGTGTCAGCAGCAGGAATATAGTATGTGGTACCGCCAGCAACAACAGTGATATAAACGTTAGCAGCAAAGTTAGAAGCATTGCTTGCTGAAGTTGGAGCTGAAGCGAAAGTCAATGAAGAAACATTAACTGATCCGACGAAACCGTTGCCTGAAACAACTGGGCCGGAGAAGGTGGTTGTGGCCATTGCATGTCCTTGTATATGCAGTACATTGCCTTATAGTCTCTGCATCGTCCGCTGGGTCGGTCTATAAGGCTGGAGATATCCCAGACTTAAGTATTTATACACCGAACAGTGTTTAAACGCAACAAAAATAAACCCCTCCGAAGAGGGGCTTAATACAGCTAACTACTTGCGCTATTAGGCGCCAGCAGAACCGTACATACCGAGCGGATCAGACCAGCCGAAGCTGTAACGCTCACGGGCTTTGTAACGAACGTTGCCGGTGTCGAAGTCACCATCCATTCCAGTCTGCATCGGCGTACGCACGAAGTGCTTCAGACCGTTCGGCACGTCAGTCTTGATAAACCAAGCGTTCGTGTCGGTCAGGAAGTGGTTGATCGTGTAACCTTCGGGGATCGACCCGTTGGTCTTCAGTGCGTTGATATCGTTATCAGCGGTAGCAACACGCAGCTCCGTCTCCAAGAGGCGGGTAGCCACGAATTGGAGCGAAGGAGGAACAACCAGCTTTACTGGCTTAGCGGCGATCAAGAGACCACGCTCGTCAGTCCAAGCAGCGATCTGGATAACAGCGTTTTCCAGCGAGGTTTCGTTTAGGTCAGCAGCAACCGAAGGAATGTTGCTGTTGGTGCCACCGGAAACCAGCGGGTGAGCACCGGAGAACAGTGCAACGTTGTCACCACCGGGGTAGTTAGAGTCGAAGCCGTTGTTTAGAACAGCAGCAGCTTTAACTTGCTTGGTGTAAGACATGGCACGAGCCAGAGCCTTCGTGTAGCGAGCCGAGAGAGAGTCATAGAGGTTGTCCTCGATGGCTTCTTCGGTCAGGCTAAAACCAAGGGCAATGGTTTCGTGGTTGTAACGAGACGTCCAAGCTTCCTGAGCATTGTCATACGAAATGGCAGCGCCTTCGTTTTTGACCGGTGCAGCAGAGAAACCAGAGAGTTTTGTCTCTTCTTCAAATGAGCGCTCTGAGGTCTCCGTTTCGTAGATCTCTTTGTGCTCTTCATCATAGCGCTTGTACTCCAAGCCGAACAAGGCGTTCAGGCCGGGTAAAAGCTCTTTCAGTAGTTGTGCGCGTGAAATAGCCATTATTTACTCCTTAAACGCCAACGGCGGTGTCATATGCATGCATGCCAAAGTTGATCTTTACAATCACTTCAGGATACAGCGTGTTGCCGCCAGAGACGTAGGCGGTATCAGGCACACCATCAACGATGCGGCCTGGCA